AATTATTATTTTGGTTTTTCTAGAAACACTTCTAATGGAGCGTTGCAAATACAGGGCAATCAAACAGGGAATAATAATATATGTTTAGCACCAACTTCAGGCAATGTAGGCATCGGCACGGCTAGTCCTGCAAGTTTTAGCAGATTAGAGGTAGCAGGTACAGCAGGAGCGCAAACAGACGCAGCGCAACAAGTAGTTATTTCAGCACCTACTACAACAGTTGGTAGTGGAGCAGGTTTAAGATTTAACGCTGCAAGTGGTGCTAAGGAAGCGGTTGGTATTGTAGGAATGGTCAATGAGGCTAGCGGAAATCTAGGTGCTATGACCTTTCACACTTATGGAGGTGGGGCAAATATTCCCGAACGAATGCGCATCACTTCGGGGGGGGATGTTCAAATTGGTTTAGCTTCTAATTATAGTGCGGTCAATGTCTATTTAGGAACTGCAACAAATGGAAGCACGAGTCAAGGTGGTCAAGCGTTTTATGGTGGTGCTCAAGCTAGTCAAGATACGGGACATGAATCGGGAACTGCATCAGGATCTAATTATCACAGATTTATTTTGAATGGTTCTGTAATTGGTTCAATTACTCAAAACGGAGTTTCAGCAGTTTCTTACAATACTTCATCAGATTATAGACTAAAAGAAGACTTGCAAGAAATCAAAGGAATAGAAAAAATTCAAGCCATAAAAGTATATAATTACAAATGGAAGGCTGATGAAAGCCGAATGGATGGAGTACTTGCACACGAATTAGCGGAAGTACTTCCTTATGCAGTACATGGTCAAAAGGATGAAGTCGATGAAGAAGGAAACGATGTAATGCAAGGGGTTGACTATTCCAAAATAGTGCCGATATTAATCAAAGCAATACAAGAACTTAAAACAGAAATAGATTCACTTAAAAACCAAATCAAATGAAAATCACGCTAACAGAAGAACAAATCAAAATGCTAGAAGCATGGGCGCAAGAACTGCCTACCAAGTACGGGATGAGTTTCATTCAATTCCTAGCACAGCAAGTGCAGGAGCAGAACCCGAAGGAAGAAGCAGAATAACAAATGGGGAATCAAATCGATTCCCCTAACCTTTAAAAACCCACACCAATGGCTGAAGAAAATAAGATAGTACTTGATGCTGATGTAAAACCTTTAAAGAAACAATTAAGGGAAGCAACGCTTGAACTTCAAGCAGCACGGCAGAAGTTTGGAGATCTAAGTACGGAAGCCGTTGAAGCAGCGAAGAAAGTAGCCGGCATTAGGGATAGCATAGAAGATGCTAATGAGCAGGCTAGTCTATTCGATCCGGGTAAGAGATTCCAAGCCTTAACAAGTGCAGCAAGTTTAGCAGCCGGGGCAGTAGGTGCCGTTCAGGGTGCTATGGGATTATTCGGTGCAGAATCTGAAGATGTGCAGAAAGCCCTTTTAAAGGTGCAGTCAGCAATGGCCTTATCTCAAGGCTTATCTCAGTTAGCGGATCTCAGCAAGGTAACGGATCAACTTAAGTCTTCCTTTAAAGGCTTAACTACAACTACTGCACAAAAGACCGCAGCGACTACTGCAGATACTGCCGGGGTAGTAGCTAACACCTCAGCAAACGTAGCACAGGCAGCAGCCACAAACGCAAGTTCCTTAGCGAGTAAGGCAGCAGCAGTATCTTTAAAGGTATTGCGAGGGGCTTTAATTTCTTTAGGTATTCCTGCATTAGTTCTTGCTTTAGTTTCCTTAGTGCAAAACTTTAGTGCTATTAAAGATGCGGTTTTAAATTTAATGCCGGGATTAAAAGGATTTTCGGACACTATAGGTGGATTAGTGCAAGGAGTAACGGATTTCTTTGGAATTACAAGTAAGGCTAACCGAGAGCTTGATGCACTTACAAAAGGAACTGCAGCAAGAAATGAAAGTATAGAAGCACAAATAAAATTACTATCAGCTCAAGGCGGTAAGGAAAAGGAAATATTCGAACTTAAGAAAAAGCAAACTCAGCAGGAGTTGCAGGATATCATAGCTTCGGATAGACTAGATGGGAAGACAACAGAAGAAAGGCAAAAGAGAAGGACTGAACTTTTAACAAACCTAACCTTAGAAACGGCTGCGTACAATAAGAAGGAAGCTGATGAAGCAAAAGCAGCAGCAGAAAAGCAGGCCGGAGAATCTAAAGCAGCAGCAGAAAAAGCGAAGGCAGAACAAGAGAAAATAAATGAGCAAAAGCTAGAAGCAGACAAGATCCTTCTTGATGCAAAAAACTCTTTGAAAACCGAAAGAGAACAGGAGGCTTTGGCAATCGAGGCAACGTATCAGGAGCAAAGTAAAAAGCTAAAGGAAGCAGGCATTAAAGATGACGGCACACTAGAAGAGGTACGAAGAAAGGCTTTGCAGGCAAGTAAAGATAAGTTTGATCAAGAGGATGCAGCAAAAGAAGCTGCATTCCAACAAAGGCTAAACGAAATCACTACAGAAATTAGACTTCAAGGAATTAAAGACGAAAACGAAAAAGCCCGTGCAGAACTATTAATTCAGCAGGAGCAAAGATTAGCGGATATTGAAGCAGACACTACTCTTGAAGAGGATCAAAAACTTGCTATTAAATCTCAATTAGCTATACGAAATCAGCAGGAACTTGATTTATTGCAGCAGGGAATTAATGAAGTAGCAGCCGAAAAGGAACTTGAGGCGATCGATAAAGAAATCGAAAGAGCGGATATAAGTTTGCAAATTCAAAAGAATCTGCTAGATCAGAAACAGATGCTTCTTCAGGCTCAGCTAGATGCCGGGTTAATAAGTGAGGAGGCATATAATCAAGCAAACGCAGAACTAACTAATTCAAGAATTGAGTTAGCTCAAAAGGAAGCTGATGCGAAGGTGCAACTTCTACAAGCGGTAGGACAATCCTTAAATGTAGCAGCGGATCTCGTAGGTAAGGATACAAAGGCAGGTAAGGCATTGGGAGTAGCGAGTGCAGCAATTAATACGTATCAAGGTATTGCAGCCGGAGTTAAACTAGGTTATCCTGCAGCTATTCCTGCGGTAGCTATGGCAGCAGCTACAGGATTTGCAGCGGTTAAAAATATCTTAGCAGTAAAAGTACCGGGAGGAAGCGGTGGCCCATCTGCTCCTTCTGTAAATACGAGTGCACCCGGTACTATGCCTGCAGTTCCTACTATAGGATCTAGCCCGGTTACTGCATTAGGAACTATGATGCAGAATCAACCTCCTTTAAAAGCGTATGTGGTCGAGAGCGAAGTAACCGGAACGCAAAAGAGAGTTGCAGATATTGAACGAAGAGCCGGATTTTAATACTTAAAGACATGGAAGAAAAATTACCACTTTATAGAATGCTTATTTCGGACGATGACGAAGGTAAGGAAGAGGTTGACTTTGTAGCTTTGGTTGAAAGCCCTGCTATACAAAGAAATTTTCTTGCCTTTACTGAAGAAAAGTTTGAGAGCTATACCGATTATCCTGATGGTGTAAGGGGCAATGCTAAAAATGTTTTAGAATATACCGAAGCAAACGGATGGGGATCTTGTGGAACTCCCGTAGGAAAGCAAAGAGCTAATCAACTAGCAAACGGAGAGCCTATTTCTTTGGAAACAATAAAGAGAATGTACTCTTATTTAAGCCGTCATGAGGTTGATTTAGAATCTTCTACTTCGTACGGCGATGGTTGTGGCAAATTAATGTACGATGCTTGGGGTGGTAAGGCTGCTTTAGGTTGGAGCCGTAATAAGTTACGGGAGTTAGGTCAATTAGAAGAGGAGTTTAGTGCAAGCCTATCCTTTGCAGTTCAAGACGAAGATCAAAAGATAGTATCAGGGCCACTAATGATTGCGGATCTTCCAATGTATCGAAGAGATGAGGAAGGAGAATACTATGTAATGTTTAGCCGGGAGCAGATCAAGAAGATTGTTCAACGTTTCTTTAAAAAAGGCTATCAGGCGAAGGTTAATATTGAGCACAAAAAACCGGCAGAGGGAGTATATATGTTTGAATCCTATATAATCGACCGGGAGCGTGGAGTAAACCCTCCAAAAGGCTTTAAAGACGTAGCAGACGGGTCTTGGTTTGGTAGCTTTAAGGTAGAAAACGATGATCTTTGGAAGAAGGTTAAGGATGGCACGTTTAAAGGCTTCTCAGTTGAAGGCTTATTTAAGTACGAAAAGACCGGAGAAGTAATGAGCAAAGAAGAAGAGATCATGTCACAGATCTTTAAAATATTGGGACAAATTGAACAATAAATACTAAACAAATACTTATGATTATGAACGCAAAAGAAGCACTCACACAAATCAAAAGTCTGCTTTTTACCGAGGCAGAAAAAAAGGCATCTTTCGCTATGGTGGAAGGAGCTTTAATCGATGGCACTAAGGTGGCATACGATCTTGAGACATCCGAAATCTATGTGATCGGAGAAGATGGCGAGTCAATCCCTGCCCCTGTTGGTGAGCATCAACTTGAAAGTGGTGAGATCGTTGTGGTAACCGAAGCCGGAAAAATTGCAGAGGTTAAAAAAGGAGAAGAGCAGAAAGTCGAGATCGAAATCGAAGCAGCCGAAGATCCAAAGAAAGAGGAAGATCCTAAAAAAGACGAAGCGATGGCCAAGTTTGAAGAGGTCATGGGTGAACTTGAAAAGAAGGTTGAAGAACTTTCCGCTAAAGTTAAAGCAATGGAAGAAAAAGCAGAAGATGTAAAGGAAGCCGTAAAGCTATCTGCACAAGTAATTGAATCCCTTGCAAAAGAGCCAAGCGATAAGGCGATTACTGCGCCAAATCAATTTGCTAAGCAATTAAAAACAGAAAAAAATGACAGGTATAATAGCCTTCAGAAAGCATTTCAATCACTAAAAAAATAAACAACAATGGCACTAGATTTATCCGGTTTAACTAACTATGTAAAGGAGAACGAATTGCAGCTTACTTCTGCTGCTATCTTCTCAGCGAAAACTGCTTCTTTGATCGAAGCTCAAGGTAATGTTCAGGTAGGTATTAAGTCTGCTGAAACTATTAACATCATGACTACCGATGCGGTATTCCAATCAGGAGGAACTTGCGGTTTTTCTTCTTCCGGAACTACTACAATCACTCAGCGTACTATCACTGTAGGTAAGATTAAGATTCAGGAAAGCATCTGCCCTAAGGCATTCGAAGCTAAGTACACTCAGAAGGCACTTAGAGAAGGATCTACTTATGACTATATGGCTTATGGTGCTGAGTACTCTGAACAGAAAGTTCAAAGAATTGGTGCAGCTCTTGAGACTGCGATTTGGCAAGGTGATACCGGAAGCGGTAATGCTCAGCTTAACAAGTTTATGGGCTTTAGCACTATTATTAACGCACTAGGTTTTGACTACCTTGACAAAGGCAAACGTTATTGCTGCGGTTGACGATATCTTTATCTCTCTTCCTCCTGCTCTTTTGGATAAGCAAGATGTAGTAATTTTCTGTGGTAACGATACGTTCCGTGAGTACGTTCTTGCTTTGAGAGATGACAACTTGTTCCACTACCCTGTAGATGCTGCTAACATGGAGCTAATCGTACCGGGTACTAACATTAAACTTCTTGGTGTTAATGGTTTGAATGGTACTGATAGAATGTTCGGAATTAGCATGAGCAACATGTATCTTGGAACTGACCTTTTGAATGAGCAAGATCGTTTCGAATTGTTCTATGCCAAAGAGGCTGACGAAATGAGATTCGTAGTTGAGTTTAAGCTAGGTGTACAAGTTGCCTTCCCTGACGAAGTAGTGTTCTGGAAGTTGTACGTAGCACCTTAAATAAAATTGGGGAAGAGAGTGGCCTCTTCCCCTTCACATATTAAATAATATAAATATGCCTTGTGCCTTAACTCAGAGTTATACGCTTGATTGCAAAGATAGCGTAGGCGGTTTAGTAGCTGCATACTTTGCACCTTATGAAGATTTGGGAACAGTGACCATAGCAGCCGGAGTAGTTACTACTTTGACTATGGATGCTACCAAAAGATTTTACAAATATGACCTTGTAAAGGAATCTTCTAACTTTGCTGAAGCAGTAAATACTAACGTGCAGAATGGTACTATTTTCTACGCTCAAACCCTTGAAATTATCCTTAACAAATTGCAGGTTAATACTCGAAACGAAATAGTTTTGTTAGGTAAAAATAGACTTGCAGTTATTGTAACAGATAATAACGGAGAGAATTGGTTTTTGGGTGTAGGTAATGGTTTGGATCTTACCGGCGGAGGAAGTGCTTCAGGTACTGCCTTCGGTGACAGATCAGGATATACCTTAACCTTTACAGGAAATGAGAAGGAACTATGCCCGAAAGTTACTGCGGTTATTCCTATTACTTAAAATATTTGGTTTAGAGGTTTGATGTTAAAAGCACCTTCCGTTGTGGAGGTGTTTTTTTTTGTGTACATCCAAACTGATTTTATATTTCTAGGTATGATAGCAATACCACAAGGTGTAAATAGCTCGATTTATATCACTCTAACTGACAAGAGAGAAACGTCAAGTAACGTATACATTTTCTTGTTTGAGCATGAGGTTACAAAGGAAAAAGTTACCTTAACCTTAACGGATACTAGCACATTTAAAGATCGTGTTTCTAAATTTGCAATTACTTCAGCAAATTTTGATACAAGAACTATTGGATTTTGGACATACTACGTTACGCAATCCGGAAGCGGTACTCAGATAATTGCCACAGGGAAAATGCAACTTACCGCACCTAACTTAAGCACCGCCGGAGTAGTTAGATACAACGGCTATAATGGTGACTTTAAAACCTATACAACCACATGATAAAATTTCTAAAGTTTGACCAAGTGCCTTTGCCTATTTACAAAGAAGTAAAAGGAAAGGATTACATATTTTATGGGGAAAAAAATGATTACCCAAATTATCTACTTCGTATTTATAACAACTCAGCAAAGCATAATGCAATCGTAACCGGTAAGGTAGACTACATTTGTGGTAATGGTTGGGGTGTAAAAACCGAAGACGAAATGGAGAAAGCCAAGGTTTATGGCATGATTCAAAAGGTTAATACAAAAGAAGAAAGTTTAAATGAGTTAACGAATAAGCTAGTAACTGACTTAACAATATTTGGAGGTTATTACTTGCAAGTAATTTGGACAAAAGCTACCGGCGAAATAGCTGAGCTTTATCACGTTGATTATTATAAGGTTAGAACCAACGCTGATAATACAGAATTTTATGTGTCTGACAATTGGATTAAAAACGATAACGTCAATCCACGTCCTGACTTTGAAACCTACCCTGCTTTTGATCCAAACAATACTACCGGATCTCAGATACTTTATTTTAAGGAATATCGAGCAGGGGTAAATACCTATTCATTACCTGATTATCGTGGGGCTATTTCGTACATAGAGCTTGATATCTCAATTGGAGAATATCACCTAAATACGATTAACAACGGAATGTTCTCAAGCAAGCTAATTAACCTAAACGGAGGAAAGGTAAGTCAAGAAGAGGAAGACAGAATTGAAAAGCAGTTTCAAAATAAATTTAGTGGATCTAAAAATGCAGGTAAGTTTATGCTTGCGTTTAATGATAGCAAGGAGAATGAGCCTTCTATTATTGATCTATCCGGGACAGAGCTTGATAAGCACTTTGATCTTTTAAATTTAACTGTCCAACAAGAGATTTTTTCAGGTCACAAAATCACGAGTCCATTATTATTCGGTATAAAAACAGAAGGCCAACTCGGAGGAAGATCCGAAATGCGAGAGGCTTATCAGCTATTCCAAAATACCTATGTTAACGCTAAGCAGCGTGCAATGGAAGAGACCATAAATTACCTTTATAAGTTTAATGACGTAACGGCAAAGCTTGAATTAAAAGCAACGGAGCCAATCTCTTTTGAATTTAGCGAGGCGATTATTTCGGCCAACATGACACAAGACGAAATACGGGAGAAGTTAGGTCTTGCACCTATTGAGAAAAAAGAAACTCAAGGAGCTCAAGATATAATTAATTCATTAAATAGCTTATCACCTTTGATTGCTACAAAGGTAGTTGAAAGTATGGATGTGAACGAACTTCGAGGATTGATTGGATTACCTTCAAGAAACGAAATAGTTACTCCTGAAAACGCAGGTAAAATAAGTGAGCTTCCGGAAACTTTAGATGTTGTGGCAGGATTAGAATTAACTCTTAGCGATCACATGCATTTAACTTGTGCGGATACTAAAAATGACGAACAAATACTTGCATTATTTGAAGGTAAAGGTGTAAGCCGTGACCGGTTTAAGGTAATTCAAAATGACCGAATGGTTTTTTCCTCTTCGATAGACGAATTTGTAAAGCAAGAATTATTTGCTGAATATCAACTAAACGAAATTCAAAGAAAAATTCTATCTCAAATTCAAGGTGATATTAACGTAACTATTCCACAAATTGCAAAGGCGGTAGGTATAGACGAAAAGGTAGTTATTGACAGAATCAATACTTTGATTGATGATAACGTAATTACTGAAGAGATTAGCCGAACAGGATTAATTACTCGAAAGATTACAAGAACAGGAGAGGCAGCCATTAAACGTATTCAGCCTGTTACTTCCTTTAAAGTTCTTTATTCTTATGAAGAAAGACCAAACGTGCCGGAGGCTGCAAGCGGAAGCCGACCTTTATGCAATATGCTTTATAAGGATGGCAATAGTCTTTTATTTACCCGGGAAGAAATTCAAAATATCTCTAATCAATTAGGCTATTCAGTATTCCAACTTTGCGGAGGATGGTACCGAAACCCGAATACCGGCAAGACAACTCCTTTTTGCCGTCATGAGTGGAGACGTAACGTAGTAGTAGAAAAAACAACACGATGAGCGCAAATGTATTAATGATTAGTGAGCAGTCTTTCAAAGACTTCACGGTTGCAAGTGCAAATATTGACCTTAAAAACGTCACTCAAGTTATTAAGATGACTCAGGATAGGTATATTCATCCTATTGTTGGTACTGCTTTGTATGATAAAATACTTACTCTAATCGTAGCCGGTACTATAGGGCAAGTAGGTAATGCAGTTTATAAGACATTGCTAGATGACTACCTTACGGACACTCTATTTAACTACGTATTAGGTGAGCTTCCTATGGCTATGCAATACAAGTTTGTAAATAAGGGAGTTGTAAAAAGAAAGAGCGAGAACATTACCGAACCTACGTTTGCAGAACTTCAAAGCGTAAGTCAATATTATAAAGGTTATGCAGAGTGGTACGCTGAGCGTTCAATTAATTACTTGTGTGCAAACTCAACTCTTTATCCTGAATACCTAAATCCGGGAAGCGATGTAACTACAATACAACCGGTAAGTAATCAATATAAGGTTGCAATAAATTTAGGACGTGGGGATTACGAAGATTATAGACCATACTCTGAAAGATATCAAGGTAACCGATATAAAAAACCATTCTAAAAAATGGCTTATTCTAAAAACGAACGAAAGCTAAAGGCATTCTTATCTAAGCAAGATGACACTATCAAATCTGATCGAAAAATTAAAAGTAATCCAAGAAGAACATCCGATGATTCGGACGTTCGGCGAGGGTGATATTTACGATTACACAGATAATGGGGGCGAAATTGTTTACCCTGTTTTTTGGGTTGTTGTAAGACCTTCTCAATTCTCAAATACAACGATGCGATACCGGCTTGTCCTTTTGTTTGCGGATCTATTAACCGAAGATAAAAGCAACCGATTGCAGGTACAAAGTGATCAGCTACTTATTGCTTTAGATGTATTGTCAAAATTAAAATTAGATAACGATTATAATTTTAACACTCAGCCTCAAGCCTCTATCGAATTTTTTCAAGAAAGATTCGATGATTTTACTGCCGGAGTAAGCATAGATATTGAGATCACAAGTCCAATGCCTTTAAACCTTTGTCAAGTTCCAACTATTTAAAGATATGAATATCTTGAAAAGCGATGAGTTAGGAGTCCCCTCCACCTTTATGGCAATCTTTGCGAATGTCACCGCAATGGCGGGGCTTCAATTTGTAAACGTAGTTTTTACCTCGGTAATTTCTATTTTGTCAATAATTTATTTGGGTTATAAAATACGCCACGAAATAAAAAGAAACAAAGAAAATGGCAAAGGCTAAAGCGGTAGCACAGATCAAGATTACTTTTGGAAAAAGAAGGAATGGCAAAGCAAAAAAAGCCTACTCAAAAAGTTTAAACAAGCCTAAAAAATATAGGGGTCAAGGCCGATGAAAAGAGGTATTAAATATATAGCTATTCATTGTACTGCAACGCAACAAAATACATCCGTAGCAGCTATTCAAAGATATTGGAAAGATTCTCTTGGATGGAAATCACCCGGATATCATTTGTTAATTGAACCTAACGGAACGATTAATCGATTACTAGATTTTAATGGAGTAGCTAATGGGGTTAAAGGCTTTAACAATCATAGCATTCACATAAGCTATATTGGAGGCATAACTAAAGAAGGTAAGCCGTTAGATAACAGAACCGATGCGCAAAAAAAAGCTATTTTGTTGTGCATAAATGAGGTAATTGATTGGAGCGATAATAAGTGCCTAATTATTCAAGGTCATAGAGACTTTCCTAATCAAAATAAAGCTTGTCCATGCTTTGATGCAAAGGCAGAATATAGGGGAATAGTATGAAAGTAGTAAAAAACGTAAAGCAATGGAAGACTACTGCATTAGGAATAATACTTATTGTTGCTAGCATTGCTTCCGTATTTATTAAAAGCGTTAGTTGGTCTGATGCAGTATTTGGTATTGGAACAGGTCTTGTTTTAATTTTCTCACCTGATAGTATACTTTCCAAATTTGGCAATTTTGTCAAATAACTTTAACCTTATAAAATTATAATGGAATTAATCAAAGTATCAAGGAACCTTCACACTCTTGTACTAGGTAAAGAAGAAACAAAGATTGGCCTATTCTCGGATCTTCATTGGGATAACCCGAAGTGCGATAGAAAAATGCTTAAGAGCCATCTAGATTACTGCCTTGAAAACAATATCCCCGTCTTTATAAACGGGGATTTATTTTGCTGCATGCAAGGCCGTGGCGACAAAAGAGGAAATAAAAGCGACATTCTTCCGGAGCATAATAATGCTAGGTATTTAGATTCAATTATTGATACTGCGGTAGAATGGTTTAGCCCTTATGCAAGTATCTTGACTGTGATTGGATACGGGAATCATGAGACCTCAATAATTAAATATCAAGAAACGGATATCCTTCAGAGATTTGTAGATCTAATGAATTACAAAAACAAAAGTAATATTTATACCGGAGGCTATGGAGGATGGATAATTATACGAAAGGAAATCCGATCAGGAACCTCTATGTCAAAATTTTTGAAGTATCAACATGGTTCAGGTGGTGGCGGAATTGTTACACGCGGTGCTATAAACCTAACGAGAGCCTTGGAAATGTACGAAAATATGGATGTATTTGTTATGGGTCATATCCATGAAAATGCTAGCCGAAACGATGTCCGTGATTCAGTTCAATATAATACCGGTAAGCGTAGTTATGAATTAATACAGAAGCAAATTCATTTGGCAATAACCGGTACTTATAAGGAAGAGTACGGCGATGGGTTTGGTGGATGGCACGTTGAGAGAGGTGCACCTGTAAAACCTGTAGGAGGAAGGATTTTAACCTTGACAAGCAAGAGATACAAAATTGAAGATACTGATAATTACGAACTATTAATTGACTCACACAAATTCCCTTTATGAAAGCTATTCTTGAATTTACCCTACCCGAAGATAATCATGAATTTGCTAATGCAACTCAAGGCGGTAAACTACGTTCGGTATTGTGGGATCTAGATCAATGGTTTAGAGCAAAGGTAAAATACGAAGACTTAACCGATGAGCAATATCAAGTCTATCAAGGATGCCGTGATCAACTACGAACTTTACTTTATGAAGAGAACATAGATCTTGAAGGATAATGGAAAAAGAACGAACTAAAATAGCCGCAATATTTTTTTTGCTTGGTGTTATTGTTTCTGTAATTCTATTCCCTAAAAAGGAGATTGAAACCATTTACAAGACCACTACAGAAATTAAAACAGATACTTTGTTTGTCGACAAATTAGAGACGATTGAAGTTCCAAAGATTAAGATAAAAACACAGGTATTAAGGGATACAATCTTAATTGAGTACAAGCCTAAAATTAGCCTTTTTGAGACCACATTCCCTTCTACCTATGGAAGTACTAAGGTAAGCGGAGAAGTCTTGGGAGAGGTGCTTAAAATGACCGCAATTAATGACTATTCTTTACCGGTAGTTACCAAAACAATTACGGAAGTAAAAACAGAGTCAATAGTACAAAAACCAAAGGGGATTTATTTGGGAGCAAGCATCAACTCTATGTTAGATCCGGGCGCAAAAGTTTCGTATCTTGATAATAAATATTTGTTTAGTTATCAGTACCAACCTTTGGAAAAATTACATACACTAAGTGTTAGCAAAAAACTTTTTTAATATGTGGATCGAGATAGATGTAATGCTAAGTGGAAGTACAATGGATTGGAAGGAGTTAGGCTTGGAGGTAAAGCACGAGTTTACCAAACGAATGGTACGGGTAAAGGATGTAGCCTACGTTCAGGAGCTAGTGCATGATATTCAAGTAATATTTTTTTATGATCAAACTTCCTGCCTGATACGTGGAACCTATCCGGAGATCCGGGATGAGCTAATTCATTTAACTCAAGACGAAGACTTTGATTAATTGCGTGTAAAAAACTGATTTTTTTACCCTTGTATTTCGGATATCTTCCGAATAACTGCATGAATTTTTACTAACTATGGCATATCTGCCATAAATAAAACCGGCCTATTTAAGGAATTTAACCGGATCAATAAAAATATTTGTCTTTTTTGTAAAAAATATTTGTAGAAATAGATTGAATTCTAATTTATTTATAATATATTTGATACATAATAAAACGGCGAAGAAAATGAAAACTCTAAAATTCAACACGGCATTAAAGCAAATCAAAGAAGGTAGAATCGAATGTATCACCGATCTAAAAATCGGATATGTAGAAATCTACAATATGACCTCAAGAAAAAGAATGACAATCGAAATAATCTAAACCCTAAAAAAAATGAGAACCTACACAAACATCGATCAATTTATTAATAGCCTAAACGATCGTAGGGCTAAACAATATCAAGCCTTTTATTCATCAGCAATTAGATCGGGAAAATCCGAATACGAAGCAAAGATTGATTCGGCAGAATTTATTATTAAAATAGAAAAAATGTCAAGAGATAAATCAATTTTAAGATACTAATTATTATGAATTACGAAACAGAAAGTTTTTTTGATCAGGAGATCAGCTTTAGCTACGAAGGACAAGACTACCTATGGATCGGGGATTATTCAGTAGAATCCTTTGGAGAAGAGGAAAGCGAGTATGCACCGGCCTATGGAGAAATAGAGGTAATCATAGATCACACTCATAGTCTTTCATCTTATGAGCACGGCTATGAGATAGTACCTACCCGGTCTATGCTGATGGCATTACAATTAGAAATCGAAAGAAATTATTAACCAAACCAAAAACCAAATTATGATTAAATCAGAGAGTATTCAAAACCTAACACAAGGTCTAGCAAAGTTTCACGCTATGGTAGGCCGGATCTCAAAGGATGCAAAGAATCCCTTCTTTAAGTCAAACTATGCAAGCCTTCCGCACATCATCACAGAGATCTCTGAACCTATGGAGAAGGCAGGTCTTGTTATATCACAATTCCCCGATGGAGATGGTCTTACTACGATGTTAATTCACGCAGAAACCGGTGAGTTTATTTCGGCTACCTATACCCTTCAGGTAGTAAGGCAGAATGACCCACAGGCACAGGGTAGTGCCTTGTCTTATGCCCGTAGGTACGGATTGACATCCGTTTTAAATTTAGCAATCTCAGATGACGATGCGGAGGCAGCTATGAAACCTTTTAGACAAGCACCTACACCTACTAAGGTAGCTCCTACAGAAGCTCAGTTTGCCGGCATAGTTCAGTACCTAAACGGATCACCCGAGCAACAAAAAGCTGCCAAGGAAGCACTTAAAAAATACACCTTAACCAAAGAACAAACAGACACTTTAGACGGATTGTTATGAATAATGTAAACGTAATTGCTCCCGGAGCTTACAAGCTAAAAAAACAAGTTAATGGAAATTTTAGATCAGTAATTTTAGATGAAGAGCTAGATCCTTTTCCGGTAGAATTAATCGGAGAAGATTGCATTCAGATAGAAACAAATGATATGGCATATATCACGCTATCAATAGGTAACCTTTTAGAGATTATTGAATTAATAGAAAAAGCAGAATTAAAATACTTTAAACGAGACAACAAATGAATCTATACGAAATCACAAGGGAGGCCCAAGAGTTGGCCTTCCTTTTAGAAACAGACGAATTAACTCCTGAATTAGAGGAGGCACTAGTTATTAATCAGGATCAGTTACAGACTAAAGCCGGTAACTATGCAAAAGTCATAGCTAATATTCAATCGGATTCGGATTCAATCGAATATGAAATTAAAAGATTAAAGGCGATGAAGGAGACAAAAGATCGATCCATTAGTAGACTAAAGGAAGCTCTCAAATATGCGATGCTAGTAAGCGGAATAGAGAAGATTGAGTCAGGCCTATTTAAGATCTCATTGAGAAGATCCGAGGCAGTAGAGGTAGATGTACTAGAAGCCCTACCTAATGAGTTCGTAAACGTCAAGAATGTAATTACTGCTGACAAGATAGCTATTAAGGAAGCTATTAAAAGAGGGGAATATGTAATCGGTGCAAGAATAGTCGAAAACTTTAGCCTACAAATAAAATGAGCCCGGATATAACAATGTGCCCAGGGACAAATTGTCCACACAAAGAAACCTGCTACAGATTTACGGCTTGGATTGGTGAATATCAATCGTTCTTTATGGAAGCCCCAATAAAAGACGGGAAGTGCGAGTATTATTGGGGAGAAAATTCACAAAGTATTTGGAATCAACTTAAAGAAATAACAAAATGAAACCATATCTATACCTCGGAAAATTCATACAGAGACCGGGAGACCTTGCTCCTAAAGGAATCCGGTCTACCTATCAAACTGAAAAGCTAACATTTAACGAAACCTTTGAAAGAATATGGCAGCTTGTAAGCACGAATCACTAGTTCCTTTGGTGCGGGATCTATATACTCAAGGCCAAACTAAATATCAGATAGCTGATACTATGGGAATACGAGCTACCACGGTGAACTATATCCTATACAACATTCTTGAAGTCTCAACCTATAATCCAAGGGCAAACCTAGTTAATGAAATGCCAAAGGAATTAGTTAACCGGGTAATTACCTTAGCATGTTGGGGATATACCAAGAAAGAAATAGCTGAAGATCTAAATGTCAAGTTTAAACTAGTGGCGGATCTAGTTAAGGAGGCTACTGACAAAAAATTAATTCAAAAATATTTGTAGATCAGTGTTGGAAATTATAATCTATTTATTAGATTTGTACATCATATAATTCTAACCCCAAAACCAAATGGAAACAATTAACAGAGTAGCTTACCTAGAAGCCAAAGGAAAATCACTTATTTGGCTAGCTTACGCAAATTACTTCGCAAGCGAAGAAATTGTTGAAGAAGGATTTAATCCTAATTCAGGATATGTCTACATCGCATTAGACAACGGGATTACAATAGCTTCAGCATTCGGTCAAGACGTAGTATTTATTACATACGATTTCGATCAATACGAGGAGTTATTTTTCGACTCTTATGAGGAATTAAACAACTACTTAGAAAAAGCAAATTAAGATCATGAAAAAACTAGAAGTCAATAACGAGCTAATCGGTAAGTACATAAACCGAGTTTTATGGTCAGACGTAGATCCGGTAGGTAAAATCATCGGTATTAAAGGAAAGACCAAGGTAATTATTCAGCCTATTGAAGCGGGAGAAAACAAGGTCAAAATGGAATTTGTTGCCGGAGGTTTTTCCGCTCATTGCTTAAATCAATACAATCAAGAATATGATTTTCAAGAATCAGGAACCCCTTTTGATACTTCGCTATCTAATTCAAAACTAAAAAACAGATATTGGAGTATCGACAATCACCCAAGAAAATATTATGACTACAACTTCTAAACCAAAAGCCCCTTCGGGGGCTGCATTTAAACTTATGAAAACACTAGGATTAATTATCTACACTATTATCGCTCTATTGCCAATATTCATATTAGGCTATATGCTAGGTCTTAAATTATTGTAAACCAAAAACCAAATGAAAAAACTAACATTAAAAACAACAAAGATTGTAGAAGGTACCACCGAAGTTCCTGAATACTTTCGTATTGATCATTCGCAGTACTACCGGATAGTTAACGAAAATATCTATGTATTGGTCTATTTTCACGATTTAAATCGAGAGACAATGGAAGCCTTAACCATCTATCCAGAGATTCAAGTGAAAAGGGTAGATCACCTGTATATTCACGTTCAAAACAAGGATATTGTTGAAATCACTAAAGAACAATTCACCGAGCAGTTTGACGCTTGCATGACATTTATCGATCAGCTATGAAGACAGAATCACAAACCGCACTAATTAAGGGATGGCTATTAAACGGCCATTCCTTGACCACCCTAGAGGCTTTAACAATGTTTAGATGCTTCCGATTAGCCGCAAGGATTGATAACCTCAGAACCGCCGGTTTACCCATCCTGACAGAAATGATAGATATAAACGGGAAGCGAGTTGCACGATATTCATTAATCACGGATTTTGACCTAATCGATAAGCGATGAGACGGCGAAACCTAACAGAATACGAGAAGGAATTGATCTTTGAAAGATGGCAGGATCGGATACCTACAAAGGTAATAGCTATAGAATTTGGTGTTAGCTACATGTGCATTTATTACCAACTAAAAAGGCGCAACTTAGTTGGATAATCTAGAAAAAAACTTATATTCGAATATCGAATTATTCATGTGTGGTAGCAAGAATAATTCTCAGGTTTACTAAACCTAGCCCGGCAGTCTACCACCTGTCGGGCTTTTTAATTTTTATTATGATAGGTAAAAAATCCTTTATTATGTACACCGATCAGCGAGAAGTATTTGACGAACTAGATGACGTCACCGCCGGTAAGCTAATCAAACACATCTTTGCATACGTTAATGACGAAGATCCAAACACGGAAGACCTTCTTTTAAAGGTTGCATTCCTACCAATTAAGACTCAGCTTAAGCGAGATCTCAAGATATGGGACTCAAAGAAGCAACAAAGATCTGAAGCCGGAAGGAAAGGAGGTTTAGCAAAAGCTAGCAATGCTAGCGAAGTTCTAGCAAAACCTACGATCGCTACAAATATTGTAGCAAATCTACCTGTTAATGTAAATGATAATGTTAATGTTAATGGTAATGTTAATGATATTTCTTCTTTTACTATTTTTACTAATAGGCGATTAGGAGGTAAAAATCTCTTTGAAGATATGATGCATATCTACGATCTAAACGAAGAGCAAATTCAAAAGCTATATCAGGAATGGGATTTAACTCATGAGGGTCAAACCTTTGAAAGCGAAAGGCATTTTAAAAATAGCTTTATACTATTCGTAAAAAATAACGCAAGTAGATTTAAGCAGGTAAAAAACAATTCCTACAGGCAAAAAACTGAAAGTAAATCAGAAAATATTTTTAGCAAATTACTTGCTGAAGAAATCGAAAAAGAAAACCAAAATAAGCCATGAAAAAAACAATCTTAACACACCTTCAAAAAATGGAATTCGTCTGCGGTCTTAAGCAGTTCAAAGAATACAAAGAAGAGGATGCAATCGAATTACTCAATTGCCTAAATAAATTATTTACAAGCTACGGATGGATGAACGAAAGTCGGGTAGACTATATACTGCACGCAGGAATGCGAGGTCAGTACGGGGACTTCTATCACGTAAACGAAAAGACAGTCAGCGTTTGGATAAATCAATACTACGCTCATCATCAAAGTCAAATTGTTCAGGAGGTACAGGCAATGAATAACGTAGACCGGGAGCCTTCAGAGGAAGAGATTGCACAATGGATAGAAATAGGAAAGCAGATATTTCGGGATAATTATCAATACGCAAAAGATAACGGATACTGCAAGGATCTAGCCGAATGGGGAGGCAATTGGTTTAACAAGTTTCAGGAGAAAGGAATCTTAAAACCTTGGTTGTATCAAGTAGAAGAAATTGAGAAGGACGTACGCAGGGAATTAAGGCTTACTACCCGGTACATCGATGAAATATCTGTAGGAGCTAAATCAAAGAATAAAATTTGGAAGCTATTTATTTTAGAATCAATTCAGGAAAACAGAAACTTAGACAAATTAATATGAAAAAGTTAATAGAAAGTCTAACTCCAAAAAAGCAGGATCTATTTAGTATGCAAACTACACTGCTAACTATCTTTACCCTTATGCACTTTAAATTTAATTGTGGACTTTGGTTTATATTCATTGTAGCTGGGGTTACCATAGCAATGGATTTTGTTTATAAAGCCTGCAAATGATTCAATTTAAACTTAATCAAAAGCCTTTATCAATTAATCAGGCTTGGCAAGGAAAAAGGTTTAAATCACCTGCATATAAAATCTACGAAAAAGAAATGCTTTTGCTAATGCCAAAAGCAAAAATCGAAATAGATCAAATGTTAAGGATCGAGTTCTTTTTTGGATTTAGCAATTTAGTAAGCGATTTAGATAATCCTGTCAAGTTATTAATCGATATAGCTCAGAAAAAGTATGGATTTAATGACAAAATGGTCTTTGAATTAAATGTAAGGAAATGCATTGTAAAGAAAGGGGAAGAGTTTATTCACATGGCAATTTATAAAATGCTACCTTTTTAGACATAATTAACCTTTAAAAATAAGATATTAATTTATTTTTTATATTTGAATAAATAAAAACAAATGAGCTTAGAAGAAGGAAGATTGATTAGATCAGCAAGAAAAAAAACAGGCTATACGCAGCTACAATTATGCGAAAAGCTAGGAATTAGTCACGCACCTATTAATCAGATAGAAAACGGATTAGAAAGTATTAGCCTGCATAATCTAAGATTGATATGTGATGCAGTAGGATTAGAGGTAATTATTCAACATAAAAATGCCTAGAGGATTGCCTACCACAAAGCCGGACTATTCACTTGAGATTCGTTACAAGAAATCAAATAACGAATGGTCTGAATGGTCACCGAAAGGTAAAGGCACTTTTCAAGGAATAGAAATAGTGCAGCGACAAATTAAAATTTTATCAAATCCCTATATCAACATAGAGAAGGAGATCCGCTTCATTTTATTTGGATCTATTTGTGATATTCAGGGAAATCCAACCGGTAAGGTTATCACTTTAAAATAAAAAACATGAATATTCAAAAAGTAAAAATCGCACAAGTAAAAAGTAATCCGAATAACCCAAGGATTATTAAGGATGATAAGTTTCAGAAGTTAGTGCAATCTATTAAGGATTTTCCTAAAATGCTTGAGATCCGGCCTATAGTAGTTAACTCAGATATGATAGTCCTTGGAGGCAATATGAGGCTTAAGGCTTGCAAGGAAGCAGGGCTTAAAGACGTATTTATTATTCAAGCTAATGACCTCACAGAGGAGGAGCAAAATCAATTTATAATCAAAGACAATATAGGGTTTGGCGAATGGGATTGGGACATTTTAGCAAACGAATGGAATGTAGATAGCTTAGAAGATTGGGGTCTTATAATTCCTAATTTTGACACAGAACATTATAACCCGAACTTAGATCCATCCACTAATTATAGTGATATTACTCAAGAGCAAATACAACGAGAAGCTGAGAAATTAGCAAATCAAATGCTAAAAGAAAGAAGGAAGGTAGAATGTATGTGTCCGGAATGTGGTACAGAATTTCAGATAGATGCTTGAAGAACAGGTACATAAATTATTAAGCGAAGCAAGATTTAAATTTGCCTTCTCTATGCCAACTATTCCTCATGAGTATTCTCATAGAGATCAATGGCTAAACGATAAAGACTTTTGCGATGTAGTTCAATTTATTAGAGATAACGGAATTCAAGAGAAGTTTTTCAAAACAGAGTTTACGTACTATTACTTTAATGGACACAAGTATTGGACTATGGGTAATCCTTTATCCTATACGGATAAGAAAAAAACATACATTTTAAATAGAGCAAAAATATGAATCATTTCATCACGAATTTTAACATCAAAGATCCAAGAGTTGAGCAAAATATTAAAGCTAACTTTCCTAATAAATTAGATTTTTGTTATACCGATCCTCCATGGGGAAGTGGAAATTTAAATTATTGGAAAACAATGAATCAAAAAATGACCGGAGCTAATTCGGATCTAATAAATCAAGTTGAGCTAGAAGAGATCTTTACTAGGTTAATTGTACAAAACGTAAAGAATTATGCATTTATTGTTTACGGGATTAGAGAGATGGATTCAGCGATTGCAATGTTTAAAAAATATTCAAACGTGACAAATATTCAGCACTACTTTAAGACCTATAGATCCGGAAATAAAATACTTAAGAACGTAGTAATTTGTGTCACTTTAAACGATGCGCCAATTGTTGATTGGAGTGGTTTAGAAAACCTACAGGGCTTAAAAGGATTACAATATGTTTGCGAAAAATTTAAGAATAATTATAAAACATGTCTTGAATTATTTGTAGGCATTGGATACTATTTGAACATCTTAAATAAATACGGATATATAGTTTGTGGTAACGAATTAAATTCTGCTAGGTTAAAGAAAGCCTTGTCTAAACTATGATCAAGGAAATATATGATATCCCGAATAAAAAGGAGGCTGAGAAATCCGGCCTTCATTTCTGTAAGTCAACAAAGATATACGGGATATTTATTGAGAATGAGTTGGCAGGGTATGCCGGATTAATCTTAAAAAAAGATAAAGCCATTTTTAAAAATGCTTTTATTTTTAAAGGCTTTAGAGGAGCAGGCCTTTTTAAAAAATTAATTGATTTTAGAATTGAGGCAACAAAAGACAAAAAAATTATTGAGGCGACATGCACTAAGATGAGCCTAAACGAATATCTAAAGCGTGGATTTAAAATTGTTCAGGAGTACAAACTTTATACGAAAGTAAGGCATGAAAATTTATAACAATCAGAATGTATATAATGCAGCTCTTGACAGAATTAGATTTTTGTTTGATGAGTTCGAAAATGTTGTTGTTGGATTTTCCGGAGGCAAGGATAGCACTGTTACTTTAAACCTTGCACTAGAAGTTGCTCAAGAAAAGAATAGACTTCCGCTTAAGGTAATATTTGTAGATCAAGAAGCAGAGTGGCAGGGAACAATTGATTACGTAGAAAAGGTAATGAAGGATAGCCGGGTAGATCCTTATTGGTTTCAAATGCCTATGGTTATTACAAATAATGCATCAAGCTATGAAAGATATTCTAGATGTTGGAATCCTTCCGAAAAAGAGAATTGGATTCACCCTCAACATGAAATGTCGATAAAGGAAAATAAATATGGAACGGAAAGGTTTCACGAATTATTTGAAAACATTTTTAAGGTTGAGTTTAAAAATCAAAAGAGTTGCTACCTATCCGGGGTAAGAACAGAAGAAGCTCCAAAACGATTTGTAGCCTTAACTCATGCACTGACATACAAGTGGATTACATGGGGTAAAGTCCTTAACAAAAAACTAAATCACTATACCTTTTATCCTTTATACGATTGGAGCTATACTGATATTTGGAAGTACATTTTAGAAAATAACATTGCGTATAACAAGGTTTACGATGGGATGTATCAGCAAGGAGTTCGGGTACTTGATATGAGAATATCTAATTTGCATCACGAAACTGCTATGCAGAATTTACTCTTAGTTCAAGAGATCGAACCTAATACGTGGAATAAGATTGCAAAAAGGATTGAAGGAGCTTCGAGTATTAAGCACATCAAAAACAATTCTTTTGCTTGCCCAAAGGAATTACCCTACATGTTTAAAGATTGGGAAGATTACGCATACCATCTAGCAAACAACATTATTCAGGAAGAGAATAACAAAAAACTACTTATCAGTAAAATCGAATCTAAAAAGAATATCTATACCGGCGATAATATCAAGCACTCTTTTTGGAAGGTAATTATAAACACGATCCTTTCAAGCGATTGGGACTTTACAAAGATTGCTAATTACGAAATGTCACCTTTGGTTTACGGATACCGAAAATATAAAACAGGTAAGATTGATGAAAAACTTTTAATGGACACCAAAGTTTTTACCGAGACAGAGCTGAAAGAAATTAAACAGATACTATATGGAAGAGATTAAAATTGAGATCCGAGAAGCCTTTTATGAGGCAGAGGATAAAATTAAATTTGTTAATGAGTTAAATGAATTCATACACAAAGAAATATCCGAGATTAAGCAGCCCATTGATTTCGTGAGATGGATACCTATTGAAAAGGTGTCCCCAAACGATTACAATCCAAATAGCGTTGCCAAGATAGAAATGGGATTGCTATACAAAAGCATTAAGCACGATGGATATACTCAGCCCATCGTAACTATTTACGATAAAGAAAAAGACAAGTATGTTATTGTAGATGGATTCCACCGGTACTTTACCTGCAAAACAAATAAGGATATCTACGAAAGAAATAAAGGTCATCTTCCTTGCGTTGTAATCGAGAAGGATATCAACGAAAGAATGGCTGCCACCGTGAGACACAACCGAGCGAGGGGAGAACATAGTGTAGCCGGTATGGGTAACATGGTATTTGAAATGCTAGAAAACGGATGGACAGAAACAGAGATATGTAATCATCTTGGTATGGAACCTGAAGAGATTCTAAAGCTAAAACACATTACAGGATTTAGCAGATTATTTGAAAACGTAAACTATCAGAAAAGTTGGGAAACAAAGAATCAGATTAAGCTAAAGAAGGAATATCAAAGTAAGCAAGAGTGAAGTCGATCGGATGGCTATATGATCGAGAGTTTGAGTATGTTTTTAAGAACATAGGAAAAGACCTATGGGAAGATCTCAGACAAGAGGTTGCGTATATAGTCTTTCAATATGATCGAGCAAAGATTACAGAACTAGAAGAAAAAGGAAAGCAGGTCTTTAAATTTTGGATAGTTCGAATCTGCTGCAATCAAACTAATAGTAAATACGGGAAGTTTGGCAGGCTATATTCAAGCCTTTTACCGGTAGAAGATATTCTAAAATTTGTCAAGGAGGAGGAGCCAATTGATAATAGCCAAGAGGTATTCGATAGCATATCTAAAATAGTAGAAGGCTTGTATTGGTACGATCAGGAGATCCTTAAGATGTATGTAGATTTAGGAAGCGTTCGAAAGGTAAGCAAGCAAACCGGGATTCCTCACACGTCAATATTTATAACAATTAAAAAAATACGCTCATGTATCAAATCGCAGTTGGTTTACTAGGATCGATAGGGATTACCTTGCTTTACTATTATATTATTAACATTCCTAAAATATTTAAGAAAGTAACGGGAATTACTTTAGGCAAGCCTTTTGGATGTACATTTTGTATGTCCTTTTGGATATGCTTTTCGTATCTCCTTTGGAATACAAGTTTTGTGGAGGCGATATTTATAGGAAGTACAACACCATTTATTTACCTTTTAATTGAGGATTATTTAACAAACAAATTTCAACTATGACACCGGAAGATCACGAACTATTCAAGAAGCACATGGAATTATACGAGTGCTACAAGAAACACGCTTTTATTAGAAACTACAATAAGGAAGTTTACAATGATTTGATTTATCTCTATACTACGTACGTAAACGCTAAGCATACCTTTTCTCATTGGTGTAGCTCTTGCCGTATGGAGTTGGTAAATTACCTATACGGATGGTATACTAATGAAGAACACACTACTTGGTACCGGCAGCAGGAGCAAGAAAGTGCCGAAGTATTGTTATCTTCGGAGGAAGTAACTCCTGTAAAAAGAACAAGAAAAACCAAAACCACATAAACCAATGGAAGAAAAACAAAAAGTAAAGCTAGGGAACGGAAAGAAAAGAAACGATTCTTGGATTACATCATCATTTTGTATTACAGATGCGGAGGAACATGCTTATACCTATGAAGGTAAAAAGTATGTAAACATTAATATCAATGTTTATGAAGAGGCTAATAAATACGGGAAGGATGTAGCCATTACCTTAAACGATTATAAAAAGCAAGAAAATGTTAGCCCACAGGTTAACAAGATGCCTGTGGCTAATGCTCCTTATCAAGCAGAGGAATACGATCTACCCTTTTAATGAAAAAGCATACTAAGATTTACATGGAATATTTTGGCTACACGATAGCTGATTTTATTCCATGTGAAGTATGCGGATCTCAAGCAGTAGATATACATCACATAAAGGCTAGGGGAATGGGAGGTAGCAAGCTAGCTGACCGAATAGAAAACCTAATGGCATTGTGCAGAAGATGTCACGATACTATGGGGGATATAACAAGTCAAAGAGAATACTTACAGGAAAAGCACAAAGAAAAAATGCAAGTCAGGTGACGGAATTGGTAAACGTACATCGGAGCTGCTTGTCAAAAGTGATGGCATATTGAGATAACCTTAGATGTGTATGCAGGTTCGAATCCTGTCCTGACTACAAGGCTAAGCGATCCCACCTGCCTACAATTGGGATGTGAGTTGTTAGTAGGTAGCCTTTCTTATTAAATAAACTAAAACAAAAAAAAACCATGTCAAACTTTCAATTAAATTTTAACACTGCAAAAAAGGTAGTAAGCATTACACTAGATCAAGAAGATGGAGTATTAGATCTAGCTTACTTGTTCAAGAAGATTTTAGATGATGCCGGGATAGAAAATCAAATCAAAGAAACATTAATTGAAGAAGCTACTCCTATAGATCCGGAGTCATTGAATTAAACAAAATTATACAATATGAAAAAGCCGGATAGATCAACGATAGAGAAAGCGATTGTAATGGCATTTGGGAACCTTTCTACGGCAGCAAAGTCTTTGCAGGTAGAAAGGGCTACCCTTTACTCTTGGATCGAGCAGGAGGGCTTAAATGAGTCCGTAACAGAAGGGAGGAATAGAAGGCTTGACTTCGCAGAGTCTATGCTAGATAAGGCTATGCAAAACGAAAATATGAGTGCCATTATTTTTTTCCTAAAAACTCAAGGTAAATCAAGAGGATATGTAGAACGTCAAGAGATATCCGGAGCAGATGGAACAAAACTTTTTGAGGTAACCATTGTAGATGGAACAGATCAAACTTAAAACGAATAAAGTCTTTAAACACTTAGAGACATCTAATGCTAAGATCATAGTTCAGCAGGGTGGCACTAGATCCGGAAAGACCTATAACATATTGATATGGATAATCTTTGCTTACTGCCAAAGAAATAATGGCAAGATTATAACTATTTGTCGAAAGTCTTTTCCTGCTTTGAGGGCAACCGTGATGCGTGACTTCTTTACCATAATCAGGGATTACGATATTTACTCTGAAGAATTCCATAGTAAAACATTACACGAGTATAAGATAAACGGAAACATAGTTGAATTTGTATCTCTTGATATGCCTCAAAAGATTAGAGGTAGAAAGCGAGATTTACTTTTTGCTAATGAGGCAAACGAATTAAACTTTGAAGATTGGCAGCAGCTTCTTTTCCGAACAAGCGAAAGGGTGATAATTGACTTTAACCCTTCAGAAGAATTTCATTGGATTTATGATCAAGTCCTTACCCGGCCGGACGTTGACTTCTTTCAAACTACCTACAAAGACAATCCTTTTTTAGGTGACGTAATCAAGGCAGAGATCGAAAGACTACAGAACATAGATGAGAACTATTGGAGGGTTTACGGATTAGGTGAGAGGGGTCAGTCAAAGTCTTTGGTTTATTCCTATAACACGATCAAAGAAATACCGAAGGAGGCAAAGCTAGTTAGTTACGGCCTTGACTTTGGCTACTCAAGCGATCCAACTTCTTTAGTTCGTACGTATATTCTAGATGACAATATGTACGTAGACGAAGTGCTATACCGAACCGGAATGACTAACCAAGATATTGCTAACGAAATGAAAGTACTTGGACTTGACAGGAGTAACGAAGTCTTTGCGGATAGCGCAGAGCCAAAGTCAATCGAAGAGATATACCGAATGGGATGGAATGTCAAGCCAACAATAAAGGGATCGGTTAACTTGGGCATAGACATAATTCGAAGATACAAGCTACACGCTACAGAAAGTAGCTTTAACCTAATTAAGGAGCTACGCAATTACAAGTATATTGAAGATAAAAACGGGCAGGTTACGAATAAACCCGTTGACAACTTTAATCACGCTTTAGATGCGTTGCGATATTCGGTAGTAAACAAGATTTCGGCAAGCCATCTTGGTAGGTACTCTTTCCGATAGAAACATCAAACCAATTAAATATATTTAAAGCCATGTGGGACAAATTATCAGTCGGGCAGTTTATTACCTTGTACGATATCGATGCAAGCTCAAATCTAAATGTTATCGAGAAGCAGCAGAAAATGCTAGCGGTTATCGATGGCAAGAATGAGGATGATTACGATGATTACAAGTACCGGGATCTAATGAGGGAGTACGGGGAAAAGCTATCTTTTTTTAATAACATCCCTGAGACCAAGCCTGTAGACTATTTGCAGGTAGGTGATAACAGATACAAGTTCTGTTATGAGTTACACGAGATTACCGCCGGGCAGTACATTGATATTACTACCTTTAGCGGAGAGATTATGCAGATAAATAAAATTGCTGCTTGCTTCTTTCTACCTATGGAAGGTGACAAGTACAAAGGATACGGGGTAGTACCTCATGATATTGTAGCAGAGGATATGCTATCAGCTAATTTCTTAGAGGTATACGGATGCATGCTTTTTTTTTGTCAACTATTCAACGAATTAATAAGCAGTACCATAACCTCCTCAATAAAGAACCCGGATCTAGCGGAGAAAGCAGCCCGTTTATGGAGCGTTGGGGCTGGGTATACAGCACAAAAGAGGTCGCAGACTTTAACAATATAACACTAAACGATGCTTACGAATTACGGGTAATCGAGTATCTAAACACTCTTGCATACTTAAAGGATTATAACAAACACAAAGATTTAGAATATAAGAAATGGTCGTTGCAAACCAAGCTAAGGTAGACGGGTTATTTAACATCGGTGGGACTAAACTTAAGAGTAATCAATACATTTTAGATGTAGAGAAAATTCTTGTTACGAACATCAAGGAGGCGATGCTTAAGTTCGGTGGCAGCATAGTGAATAACCTTGAAGATTTTGCACCCGATTCTTCCGGAGGTTTAAAGTCTTCATTCGATGTTATAGGGGTAAAGGAAACCAAGACAGGATACAGGCTTGAAATTAGCGTTGGCAAATATTATTCGGACTATATTGACAAAGGTGTTAAGGGTGTAAAAAATAAGAGAAAGACATACCCTAACGCTGAAGGAGTATTCTATAAGTTTAAGAACTATGGAATGCCTATTGAGGCTCTGCGAAGTTTAGCAGGTTGGGTTAAAAGAAAGAATATAGAACTAGAAGCAACTGCCTTAATTAACAATCAAAAGGTGCCGGACGAAATTGATGCAACTACAAGAACCATTGCATATTTCATAAAAAAGAACGGAATTGAAGGAAGGCAATTTATCAAGAGATCAATCGATAAGGCAACACCTGATTTTAATGTCGATCTAAAAACCATAGGAACAAATACACTTATTTTAAGAATAGCAAAATGATAACCCTTGTACAACCTAGTATAGATATTCTGCCTGCATTTAATCGGATTAACTATACGATTAGTAGCACTAATGCAAACCTGCCCGGCTTTAAATACGTGGTTAAGGTTTATAATACTGCAGACGAATTAATTACTCAGGCTTTTTACGATTCTCCTGCTAATCCTTCCGACTCAGTTGAGTTTGATGTAAGCAAGTTTGTCTCTGTAAACTTTACCTATGCAAGTGGATTTTATCAGGTAGCTACCTCCGCAAGCAATACGAATATAATTAAGGGGTTTTATCTAAAATGCTATGAGTACTACGAAGTAGGTGGTGTGTTTGTAATAGTTAATGCCTCGGAGGTAGTTAGCTCAACCAAGTATTCCTTTGCCGGATCTTTCCCATTACTAGAAGAAAATAATTGGACAAGTGATATTGCAAAATATACCGGAGCAAGCAATACTAATTACCTGCCTTTAACAGATTGGTCTATAATTAAAGCTAGGGAAACTGATCAACAAATATTTGGTTTTATTAATACCGGGCTTTTAGTTAATGTCGAGCTTTTAGTGACTTACAATAATGCGACAACTCAGACGTATTATATTACACCCTCAGCTCCTGCGGTTAATCCTAGCGTTACTTATATTCAAGTAACTGCAATGACCTACGGAGCTAACATAAATAATATTCAGCTATTTACAAATTGGAATAACGGAAGTGCAAGGCGAGCAAAGTTTGCTACGATCTTTACTCAAGAATGCGGACGTTTTGATCCGATTCGTTTAGCTTACCTAAACAAGTATGGGGCTTTTGATTTCTTTAACTTTGATCTAGTAAGCAAGACCACGTTTGACGTAGAACGAAAGGGATACGAACGCAACTATAGTGGTAGTATTTACGAATCTAATGGAATAGTAGTTAAAAATATTAACCCTGTTTACTACACAAAGGAAACACAAAAGTGGAAGATCATAAGCGATTATTTAAATGATAGTCAAGCCGAGATCCTCCGGGAGTTGTATTCATCCCCTTTGGTTTACATGAATTTAGTAAACGATAACTACATTAACTTTTCTTGGATACCTGCGAAGCCTACTGCGACCTCATACGAGGTTAAAAAGACTGCGGTCGATAAAGTATTTAACATTGAATTAGAACTCGAATTTGGGCTTATAAACACCCGACAAGTAATATGAGCGCAAGACTATTCGTAGAAGGATTTGAAGCAGATACACTAGGGGATATCGATGTTGAGTTCACATTCTCTGTCGCTGACATTAGCGATATCGAGAGAAGGAACACTTCTTTTTCCAAGACCTTAACCCTTCCATCTACTTCAAGAAATCAGCAGCTATTTGGAAACATCTTTGATATATCCGTAAGTAATGATATTATACCGGGAGCCAATATCGGGCAGAACTTTAACCCGGCGAAGCAGGCGAAAGCTCAAATATTCTTGGATAATGTAAAGATCTTTGACGGGGTTTTAAGAATGTCAAAGATTAATAACAAAGAAGGGGAAATATTGTATGAGGTTAATATGTTCGGTAGGCTTCGGGATATTCTCGATGCTCTTGGAGATCTTACCCTTGCAGATTTAGATTTCGATGACTATGACCATACTTATAATCAGGCAAATATAGAAGCAAGTTGGTCTAGAACTGAATGGGTAGAAGGAGCACAAAACTATGTTTACCCTTTGGTGGATTACGGGTATAGCACAGACAATGGAGTAACCTACCCATTAAAAAACTTTAAGCCGGCAGTATTTGTAACCGAGATTCTAAATAGAATATTTGAGGAGGCAGAATTTGTTATTACTGCACCGATCTTTGAATCCTTCTTTTTTAGGAAGCTAATTTTATTGACGGCCGAAAAGAATATCACTAGGGAAGTTCTAAACCTGCTTGATCAGAGAACAAACCTATTGATTCAAAACGTAACTTCTACACCTAGCTTTTCTCAGCTACTAACCTTTAATAGTGTATCTGCTCCTAGCTTTACGATTAGTAATGGAGGCACTAAATTCACTTACAATAAAACTCAGGGTTTAAATACAGGGCTTAACTTTAATGTAAGCCTGAGCTTAACTTCTTTAGAAACATTTACAAAGAATCAGTGGACGATAATCGTTTTAAAAAATGGGTCGCAAATTTTATCTGAAAGCGAGCTAGTAACTATAGTACCACTAGGGGGAACATACACTTATAATTTTGCAATAAGCGGAGGAATAACCCTTGCATTAGGTGACTACTTTGAGATAAGATTAACCGGTACGGCCGTAGGGGGATTAGGTTATAATGCCAACATTCAGAACACGGTAACAATAGCACCTGGAGGAGCGTTAAAGATTGGTAGTTCAATACCTGTGGCAGTCGATGTAGTGGAGGGTGACACGATGAAGATTAATTATACGATGCCAAAGTCAATGAAGCAGAGGGATTTTCTTAAGTCCATTATCTCAATGTATAATTTATACATTACTCAAGATCGATTACAGACGAACGTATTAGAGATCATCCCTTACAATGAGTTTTTTAAAGCCTTTAAAAACGAGGCTTTGGATTGGAGTGAAAAACTAGATTACTCTCAGGAGATAAGCATCACACCTTTAAGCGAACTAAGTGCAAAGGAATACCGGTTAATGTTTGACGATGATAGCGATTATTGGAGCCAAAGCTATAAGACAAAGTTCAATAAAGGATATGGAGAAAGCAGGACTATAACACCCAACGATTTTATTTTAGATACTAAATCGGTAAAGGTAGTATTTGCACCTCCCGTAATGAGAGAAGAGGTAGCCGGCAGAATAATGGTACACCTTTACAAGGTTGAAAACAACGTAAAGATACCGGATAACTTTAAGCCAAGAATAGTATTCTTTGCGCCTCAAACTCCTTGTCCAACATCTTGGAAGATTCAGTATGCATCGGGATTAGTTACCTATAATTCCTATCCTTATGCAGGTCATATTAATAGCACTATTGATCCGGTATTCGATCAGCTATTTTCTTACCCAGATGAGGTTTACTTTTCTGTAGGGTCTTACCCGGAAAACACTAACCTTTACACAACTTACTATGATCAATTAATTAGCTCAATAGGTGACAGAAATAGTAGGCTTTTAGAAGGTTATTTCTACTTGACTCCAACCGATATTTCTAACCTTGATTTCCGTAAGATCATCAAAGTTGGAAATCACTTTTATCAGTTACAGAAGGTAGATAAATACAATCCAATAGCAAACGGATTAAGTTACGTTTCTCTATTCAAGATTCTTGGAGAGCTTCAGCCTGAAGACTATGACTATATCCTTTTAGAGAATGACTTCTATATGTTACAAGAAAACGGGGTAAGCAAGTTTTATATTTAATCGATATGGCAGACAAACGAATAAGTCAATTAGTAGATAGGGGTACAATTGCAAATAATGACGTTGTACCTATCGTAGTTAGTGGAGCAGTTACAACTAATAAAGCTACGATCTCAAGTATTC